GCCGACCGTCTCGTCATGCACTGCGGCCGCCAGCTCCCCATCCAGCGCGACCTGCCGTTCGAGTTCGTCGTCGACCGCCCCCTCCGGGTCTGCTGGTACTGCGGCTTCGCGGCGCCGGAGGTCACGTCAGCGGAGCGGATTAAGAGGGTGGTCGGATGATCGTCCGGACCTGCTTCGGTTGTGGGGCGCGCTTCGAGGGCGCTGGCCTGCGATGCCCGGACTGTCGGCGTTCCCGTGACCGAGCGCGCGGCTCATCCGCTGCCCGTGGGTACGGGCGCCAGCATCGGATCAGACGAACAGCAGTCATCCGCGCCGAGCCGTGGTGCCATGCCGTCGAGGTGACGGGGCAGCCCTGCCCCTACCCCGACTGCGGCACGCCAGCCAACCCCCTGACGGCAGACCACCTGGTGCCCGTGGTGGCTGGTGGCGTCGATGGTCCGCTCGTTCCGCTGTGTCGCAGGCTCAACGGCGCGCTAGGGGGGAGGGGTCATCACGCACCGGGCAGCCGACCTGCGTTGACCCCACGCAAAGTCGCTGCGAGAGACACTTCCCCCGAGGCGGCATAGCGTGGCCCTCGCTGTCGTCCCAACCGCCGTGCCGCGTCGCGCTCCTGCCAAGGCGCCGGCGCTGCCGTTCACGCTGCCGCACTTCCGGGCGTGGGCCGCCGACCTCATCCTCGACACGGGCGATTCGTTCCACCCCGAGGCGTTCTTCGAGGCGTTCGTCGAGGATGTCTTCGCGGGCTACCGCGAGTGCTGGCTGGTCGTGCCTGAGGGCAATACCAAGACGACCTCGTTCGCCGGCCTCGCGCTGTACCACTGCGAGTTCCAGCCCTACGCGAACGTCCCGGTCGCCGCGTCGAGCCGCGAGCAGGCCGAGATCCTGTACCGCCAGGCTGAGGGCTTCGTCCTGCGGAGTCCGCGCCTGCGAGGCGAGGTGTCGTCGCCGATCCAGGCGGCAAAGGGCAAGCGCAAGCTGGAGGTCCCGCGGTTCACCTGCCTCGAGGGCTATCGCCGCATCAACCACTTCGAGGGCGGCCGCATCCAGGTCCTCGCAGCCGATGACCGAACGGGCGACGGAGGGATCCCGACGCTGGCCCTGCTCGACGAGCTCCACCGCCATCGCGACCTCGCCCTGTATCGGACGTGGACGGGCAAGCTCGAGAAGCGCGGCGGCCAGATCGGCATCATCAGCACGGCCGGCGAACCGGGGTCGGAGTTCGAGCAGACCCGCGACCGGATCCGGCAGCTCTCGACCGAGGTCGTCCGGCGCGGCTCGTTCGTCCGGGCGTCGTCGCCGCGGCTCGTCCTCCACGAGTGGGCGGTGCCAGAGAAGGCCGACCCGCACGACTTCGACATCGTCAAGAGCGCCAACCCGTTCAGCCGGATCACGACCCAGAGCCTTCGCGAGAAGTACGAATCGCCGACGATGACCGAGGCCCACTGGAGCCGGTTCGTCTGCAACCGCCCGACGCGGAGCGTCACGGCGGCGATCACCGAGGCCGAGTGGACCAAGGCCAAGCGGCCCGATGCCATCCCGCCAAGCGTGCCGATCTGGTATGGCCTCGACGTCGCCTGGCAATGGGACACGACGTCAGGCGTGCCGTTCTGGATGCCCGATCGAGACCACCGCTACTTCGGCGAGGCAGACGTGCTCGTGCCGCCCCGCGACGGGACGATGCTCGCTCCGGGCCTCATCAAGGACGCCATGCGGCTTCGCCACAAGCGCAACCCGATCACGACCGTCGTCATGGACATGAGCTGGGCGCGCGACATCGCCGACTGGATCTCGTCGGAGCTCGGCGCGACCGTCGTCGACCGGAGCCAGTCCACGACCGTCGCGGTCCGGGAGTACGAGAGCTTCATGGAGGGACTCCGCACCGGCGTCCTGTTCCACGCCGGCGATGCCGGGCTGACCGCTCACGCCATGAACGCGGTCGCTCGGACGCTGCCGCTCGGCGACACGCAGTTCGACCGGCCGGTCCACGGTCGGGATAGCGCCGACCAGGACCGCCGCGTCATCGATGCCCTGAAGGCTGCGGCGATGGTCCACGACGAGGCGATCCACGCGCCCGAGCCCGAACCGGCCAAGCCCGCGCCGTTCGTGATGTTCGGATGAACCGCGTCGTCGCGCTGCGGTTCTTCAGCTCGCTCCTGCTGGCAGGCGTCGGGCTGACCGCGGTGGGCCTGGCCCTGTTCGACCTTCGACTCGGAGTCCTCACGACTGGCGTCGGGCTCGTGGCCGTTGCCATCGGCGGCTACCGCTGGGCCGACGAGGAGCTGAAATGAACGTCCTCGATCTCGTGGCCCGGCCGTTCGTCCGGACTCCCGTTCGCTCGGAGCGGGGCCTGACCCTCGACGACGTCCTGGCGATGTGGAGCAGCGACCAGCTGCCACTCATGGTCCAGCAGACGATCCGGCCGACCCAGGAGGTCGTCGAATCGGGCTTCGCAGGCTACGTCAGCGGCGCGTACTTCCGCAACAGCATCGTCTTTGCCTGCCTGGCGCTCCGGGCGCGACTCTTCAGTGAGGTCCGGTTCGCGTTCCAGCAGCTCCGCAACGGCCGGCCTGGCAACCTCTTCGGCACACCGTTGTTGCGGCTCCTCGAGAACCCCGAGCCGGGCGTGACGACCGGCGACATGCTGATGATGGCGATCCTCGACGCCGATCTCGCCGGCGATGCGTTCATGGCGCTCTCGGCAGGGCGCCTGCGCCGCCTGCGCCCGGACTGGACGGTCGTCGTCTACGGCTCGAAGCGGAACCTCGGGACGTGGGACCCCGACGCCGAGGTCATCGGCTACGGCTACTACCCAGGTGGCGTCAACTCCGGCAGCGAGGTCATCCCGTTCCTGCCGGGCGACGTCGCCCACTTCGCCCCGACCCGCGACCCGCTGGCTCGGAACCGCGGCGTCTCGCTCATCACGGCCGGCATCCGCGAGGTCATGGCCGACAACGCCGCCACCTCGCACAAGCTCTCGTTCTTCCAGAACGGTGCGACCGTCAACATGGTCGTGACCTTCCCGCCCGAGATGGACATCACGGCGGCGAAGGAGTGGAAGGATCTGTTCGAGGAAGGCCATCGGGGCTCGCTCAACGCCTACCGGACGCTGTATCTCGGCGGCGGGCCGAAGGCCGATGCGGTCGGCTCGACGATGGAGCAGATGGAGTTCTCCGGGCTCCAGGGCAAGGCCGAGACGCGGATCGCGGCCCTCACCGGGATGCACCCGGTTGTCGCGGCGCTGTCGGAGGGGCTGTCGGGCTCGAGCCTCAACGCGGGTAACTTCGCCCAGGCCGCGCGGCTCGTCGGCGATGCCACGCTCCGTCCCCTGTGGCGGAACATCGCGGCGGCATTCCAGACGATCGTTCCCCCGCCACCCGGCTCGCGGCTCTGGTATGACGAGCGCGACGTGGCGTTCCTCCGTGACGACATCAAGGCCAAGGCCGAGGTCATGGAGAAGGACGCCGGCGCGATCCGCCAGCTCGTCGACGGCGGGTTCGTCCCGGCCAGCGTCGTCGACGCGATCACGACCGGCGACTACACCCAGCTCGTCCACAGCGGCAACCTGTCGGTCCAGCTCCAGCCGCCCGGAACGCCGCCACCGGTCCGGGCGCTCCGCGAGTTCTGGCCGCTCGGCGAGGACGCCATCGAGGAAGGCACCGAGCTGCCCGCCGAGCACCCGATCGTCCGGCGCTTCCCCAACCTGTTCGCCAAGGTCGAGCAGCGGACGGACATCATCGTGACCCGCAGCCAGGTCCTCGCCAAGCGGGCCGAGCTCATGGCCGCGCGACAGCCCGCCGGGATCGACAGCCTGGCCCGTGCGCTCGCGGTCAGCCGCTCGACGATCCAGCGCCGGCTCGCCGAGGTGTGAACCCGGTCGTCCTGCTGCCATTTCGCGGCGGTGAGGCGCACCGCGACCGGGCCTACGCCTTCGTCCGGGCCAAGTGGGAACGCGAGGGCTTCCGCGTCTTCGCCTCTCCCGGTCCGGCCGGGTCGTTCAATAAGAGCGCCGCCGTCAATGCCGCCGCCGCGCTGGCGGGTCGACGGCCCTCGGATTGGAACGTGGCGATCATCTCGGACGCCGATGTCGTCGTGTCGCGCGAAGGCGCCGAGGCCGCCTGCGCTCGTGCCCTGCGGCGCAAGGTCGCGGTCCGGCCCTTCGCCGTGTTCCAGCGGCTCTCCGAGGACGGGTCGCGGTGGCTCATGGCGGGCCATGCGACGCGGCGCGGCGATGTCCTGTTCAGCCGGGCCGCACCGCCGGGCGGGATCGTCGTCGTGCCGCGGGACCTCTGGGAAGCCGTGGGCGGGATGGACGAGCGGTTCCGGGGCTGGGGCGGCGAGGACAACGCCCTCGCCTCCTCGCTGCGGGTCATGGGCGGCGCGATCGAGGCCGTCCGGCGCGGCGAGGCGTGGCACCTGTGGCACCCGTTCGCGCCGCATCGCCACGACGACTACCTAGCCAACGCCGCGCTGTCCGTTCGCTATTCGACGGCTCGGGCGCGATCCGAGATGCGGGCACTGGTCGCCGAGCGCATCCCCGGAGTCGAACCGCTCCGAGGGCGGCACCGGGGCGAGACGGCCACGATCATCGGCAAGGGACCGACGCTTCTCACCCTCACTGCCGCCGACGTCCCGACCGGTCCGGTGATCGTCCTCAACAGCGCGATCCGCGAAGTCCGCGCCTTGGGCCTGCCGAACCCGACCTACTCGATGCAGAAGGACTGCGCGGTCGCGGAGCCCGTCCTGCCGGAAACGCTGATCCTCTCGTCGGCGCAGTCGCCCGACGCCTGGCCCGCCTACCCGCAGCGCCACGTCCTCAACATCGAGGCCGAGTTCGAGCTGCCGTGGGGTTCGATGAGCTCGCCGATGGCCGTCGAGCTGGCGGCGGCGATGGGCTGCGCTCGGATCGTGATGCTCTGCCACGACGGCTACACGCTCCGCATCGCGGACAAGGTCGAGAACGGTCGGATCGTGTCGGTCCGTCCGGGCGGCTACTACCACGCGGGAGTCGCGGCGACGCAGCGGGCCAAGCGCCACCGCCTCCCGATCGAGTGGGTCGGCCGGCTTCGCGAGGAGGCCGCGTGATCGACGCCATCGCGTCCGAGGGCCATTTTGTCGATCACCTCGTGCCGATCTGGGACGCGCTCGGCACCGATCGCGGGAAGCTCTACGCCAGGCGGACCGAGACGCTGGCGAAGGCTGGCCGCCTGCCGGGCTTCATCTCCGGCGCCGTCGACCGCTTGGAACGGCCAGTCCTCGCGCTCTCCTATGGCGACTACGTCTCGGCGGTCAGGTCCGGCCGGAGCAAGATCGCCCTCGGCCAGCATGGCGCGGGCCAGTCCTACGGCGGCGACGAGCGCAGCGCTCGCTACCCGTCCTATCCCGGCGGTGCGGGTCAGGATGCGGTGTCACTGTTCCTCGTGCCCAACGAGCACGCGGCGCGTCGGACGCGCCAGGCGTATCCAAAGGCCAGGGTCGAGATCGTCGGTTGTCCGAAGCTCGACGGCCTGCCGCGGAAGGCCGACCGCGGACGGGTCGTGGCCGTCTCGACCCACTGGAACGGGACCGCGATCCCCGAGACGATGAGCGCCTGGCTGACGTTCGACCGGGCCATCCTCGAGCTCGGCAAGCGGTTCGAGGTGCTCGGCCACGCCCATCCCCGGATGCTGTCGCGCATCGAGCCGCTGTACCGCATGGCCGGGATCGAGGTCGTGTCGTCGTTCGACGAGATCCTGCGGCGGGCGGACGTCTATGTCTGCGACAACTCCAGCTCCATCTTCGAGTTCGCGGCGACCGGCCGGCCTGTCGTCCTGCTCGACGATCCGCGCTACCGGCCCAACATCGAGCACGGCCTCCGCTTCTGGTCGGAGGCGTCGGTCGGGATCCGCTGCCCGAAGCCGGCCGACCTTGCCGAGTCAATCGAGCGGGCGCTCGAGCGCCGACCCGAGGACGAAGCGGCACGAGAGGCCGCCCTCGATCGCATCTACCAGCCACGCACGGGCTCCGCTGCCCTCGCTGCTGGCGTGCTGCGCGATTGGGCCAAGGTGAACACCCCGACCCCGTTGCGCTGAACACCCCGATACCCCGCAGCGTTGCGGGCGATGCCAAACGATGCCGCGATTCTCCCGCTCGTCCGGCGATTCGCCGAGGAGCGGGCCTTCATCCCCGGTGCGATGGTGGAGCTTCGCACGGCCGACGGCCAGCCGGCCCGCATCGACGGCCATGCCGCGCTGTATGACAAGTGGAGCCAGGACCTCGGCGGCTTCCGCGAGCGGATCATGCCCGGCGCGTTCGCGGGCGCGATGGAGGACGGAGCCGATGTCCGGGCGCTGTTCAACCACGACCCGAACTTCCTGCTCGGCCGCACGACGGCCAAGACGCTCGAACTCTCCGATGAGGACGTGGGCCTTCGCTACATCGCGATGCCGCCTGACACCCAGACAGTTCGGGATCTCGTCCTCGTCCCGCTGGCCCGACGCGACCTGACGCAGTCGAGCTTCCAGTTCATCGCCCTCGAGGACGAGTGGCGGGACACGAAGGAAGGGATGGAGCGCGACCTCATCTCGGCCGAGTTGTTCGACGTGAGCCCCGTGACGTTCCCGGCCTATCCCCAGACCGACGTCGGGCTGCGCTCGATCGTCGCGGCCGAGCTCGGCATCCGGCCGAGCGATCTCACTTCGCTCCTGGTACGCGCCCTCCGCGGAGACGCGAGCACGGAGACCCACATGCGTGATGTCACCCAGCTGGTGACGACCCACGCCAAGCCCCTCTCGCCGGATGCGGCGTGGAACCAGCGCATGAAAGGACTGCTGACCCGATGAAGGTGGACCTCACGACCCTGCGCGGCCTCGACGCCCACAAGGCGGCCCGGACCGATCTCCAGGACCACATCGAGACCCTCGAGAAGGACGCCGACGGCCAGGTCATGGCCGACGAGGCGCGGGCCGACTTCGAGGAGAGCCTCGCCTCCCGCACGGTCCTCGACAACGCGATCGGCGAGCTCGAGACCAGGGCCCGTGCGGTCGCCGACGGTGCGGCCGATGCGCGCCGAACCGAGGGTCCGACGTTCGTCCGCAAGCCCGTCGAGAGTCCGTTCGACCTCGCCGCGACCCGACAGCGGGCCGCGTTCGAGGGCCACAACGGGGCCTACATCGATGCCGCCAAGCGGGCGGTCGATGCGTCCGAGTACCCGAACCTCGACAAGGCCGAGGCCCAGAAGCGCCTCCACAAGCTGCTCGGCCAGATCGACCATCCCGACGTCGCCGCGGAGCGGATCATCAAGACCGGCTCGCCGGCCTACCAGCGGGCGTGGTCCAAGTACGTCTCGGGCGTGCCGATCGCGCTCATGACGAGCGAGGAGCAGCGCGCCCTCTCGACCGGCTCCGATTCCAACGGCGGCGTGGCGCTGCCGTTCACCCTCGACCCGACGTTCGTCCTGACGAGCGATGGCGCGGCCAACCCGGTCCGGGCGATTGCCCGCAAGGTCCAGATCACGACCAAGAGCTGGAAGCCGGTCACGACGGCCGGCGTCACAGCGGCCTACGGCTCCGAGGGCGGCGCGATCAGCTCCGACTCGGCGCCGTCGGACTTCTCCGGGACCGAGACCCCGGCGCTGCCGGTCCACGCGCTGGTGAAGTTCAGCTGGGAATACGGCGACGACTACGGCATCGGCGCCCTCCAGTCCGAGGTCGGCCGCCTGTTCGCGGACGCCAAGGACGTCCTCGAGGCGACGAAGTTCATCAAGGGCACCGGCACCGCCGCGAACCCCGACGAGCCGCTCGGCATCGTCTACGGGGTCGATGCGGACGGCAACAGCATCGTCCTCCAGAACGCCCTCGACCTCGACGCCCTCGACCAGCTCACCGGCGCCCTGGGCGAGCGGTTCCAGACCAACGCCCAGATCCTCGGCCACCGGCTGACCTTCTCGAAGATCCGCCAGCTCGGCGATGCGGGCTTCCCGGCCAACAGCATCTATGACCCGCTGTCGAGCACGATCTACGGCTATCCGGCCAAGGTCAGTTCGGCGATGGACACCACGGTGACGGCCGGCGACGAGCCGCTCATCATCGGCGACTTCAACTACTACGTCATCATCGACCGGCTCGGGATGACGTCGGAGTTCGTGCCGAACATGGTCGACGGGTCGGGCAACCTGACCGGCCAGCGCGGCATCGTGATCCGCTGGAGGAACAACACTTACCTGGAGACGGTCAACGCCTTCAGGCTCCTCAAGCTCTACTAGATGGCTGCCAAGCAGGGCCTGTTCCGGGCGCGCAAGAACTTCTGGGCAGGCTCAGTCGGGGTACGGGTCGGCGACCTCATCGTCGCCGGCCACCCCCTGCTCGATCAGCATCCCGATGCGTTCGAGCCAGTGGTCGTGCGCTTCCCGGTCGACCGCGAGCCCAAGGCTGCGGTCCGCGCGGAGACCGGCACCCGCCGGGGCGAGCACCGATGAACCCCTGACATGGGCCACATCTACGCCGACCTCGGCGAGCTCAAGAAGTACCTGACAGGCGGCGATCCGGGCGAGACCCGGAACGACGCTATGCTGATCGTCCTCGAATCATCGTCGCGGGCGGTCGACGCCTACTGCCGGCGCGGCTCGGGCTTCGGCCCCGTGATCGAGACCAGGCGGTACAAGGGCAATGGCCAGACGCTTCACCTCCGGGCCGACCTGCTCGATCCCGAGGAGGTGACGGTCGGCGGGACCGTGACCAACGACTACACGGTCGACGATGCCCGGACGCTCTCCGGGCCATTCGGCCTTCGGAGCGATGTCGAGGTCACGGGCACCTGGGGCTATTGGGACGCCCATGCCGAGGTCGCCATCCTCGCCGTGGCGATGTCCGACGCCGACGAGACCGCGACGGTCGACGATGCCAGCCCGATCGAGATCGGCGACGTGCTGCTCATCGACACCGAGCAGGTTCTCGTCACCGCGACGACCGGCGACGTCCTGACCGTCAGGCGCGCCGAGAACGGCACTGAGGCGGTCGCCCACGACTACGCCGCGGCCGTGGATGCCTACCGCTATCCGGCCGAGGTCGTCGACGCCACGCTCCGGGTCGCGCAGCGCCGCTGGAAGGCCCGCGACGCGGGCGTGACGCCCCTCTACGGCGAGGGGCCGGGGCTGCCCGGTACGGTCAACATGGACACCGAGGCGTCGATCA